TGGATTATGTTGACCGCTTGGCAATTACCCGGACCCTGGTGCTCATCAAAAAAGACAAAGCCCTTTATGAATCTTTTCGTGAAAAAATTGCCCTCATTGATGAGGGGAACTTTCCTGAGACGGCCTATCAAGAAGAGCGTATCCTGCGTGATAGTACCGAAGCAGAAGGGACAGTCATAGGTAAGCTCGGATTGCATCAGAGTTGGTTTTCTGTGAGACGCAAGCTCGGGCTGCCTCTCCCGACACCAGCCTGCGTTAATGAACATCCCCACATAACCTGGAGGAGATATAGAATGTCCGAGGTTTTGAAGTGGTTCAAAGTCTTCCCGGAAACAAAGAAGTTTGACCCCATTGCGGCCATAAAAAAGGAGGAGTTGCGCCAAAGGATGAACCAATGGTAAAACCACCGGCATCCCTTTTCGACCTGCATTATAAGTGGTCGAACGCCTACTTCTCGCCCTGCCGGACGTGGCGCTACCTGCTCCACCGGGTCTGGAGCGTGGACCACCAGCTTCTCTTGGTGGTGGGTCTGAACCCGAGCACGGCGGATGAGTTCAAGAGCGACCCCACCGTGACCCGGTGTATCAATCAGGCGAAGAAATGGGGCTACGGCGGCCTCATCATGATGAACGCCTTCGCTGTCGTGGGCACAGACCCGCAGGTGCTCAAGAAGGTCAACGACCCGGTGGGGCCGGAGAACGACTACTGGCTCCGGGTCATGTCAGAGGATTCGATGGTGGGCCGCATCCTCTTGGCCTGGGGGAACCACGGCCTCCTGTTCGACCGGCAGAGGCGTGTCCTGGATGCCCTGAAGTATGCGAGGATGGAACTCAAATGCTACGGTTACACGAAGACGGGAGCGCCCCGGCACCCCCTCTACCTAAAACAAGATTCTCCCCTCCGGGTGTGGGGGACATGATATGGCGTGTGGCCCACCCCACCCCGGAAGAGGAACTCCAGGAAGCTCTTAACGAACTGTTCACCTTAAACGACGCCCTCGAAGCTCAGGGCGAAGAAGGAGTCATTGTATGGCGGAGGAAAAACCAATAGGAGTCCCGGCCCGCCTCGTTATCACCATCACGGCGAACCTGGACATCCAGAATATGCCCCCGGAGATTCTCAAGAAGCTCGGCACCATCGAAGACTTGAAGGCCTGGGCCGAGAATTTCAAGCTGGATATGGAAGGAGACCCGGAGTTCGGGAAATACTGTTCGGTCAACATCGCAACGTTGGAGGTCCTATGAGCGCCCTGAAAGTCGTCCGCCCTGAACTCGTCACCAGCTTGCCGCCCGATAACTTGGTGCGCCTGAAGAACCGCCTGCGAGGGGTATTGCGTCAAACCGTCATGGGTCTTATGAAGGTCGAGCCTCCGAAGGCTCCGCCAGATGCGTCGAGATACCATGTCGAAATAAGCGACATCTGGGCCGAGGGCTTCCTGGAGGCCATGGACATCTACCACGAGGAGCATGAGCGGTATCATCAGGAGTCGAGGAAGGAGGGGGCATGAACCTCATCGTCTGGAGGTCCACCTGTCCGAACCCGTGCGACGACCCTAAGGTTAAGATTTCCATCGCCCCGGCAGAAGGCGGCGGCACCCGCAACGTCTTTCCGTGGGTGCTTCCCATCGAGGAGGCCCGGTACATCTTCGGCCCCATCGTCGATGAGAAAATCACCGAGACCCCGGTGGAGGTCGTGCTCAGTATGAGGTTTCCTCTGAAGTCTGAGGACTACGAACTGTCCGGGGAACCGAAGGTTTTCTTGACCGAAGCGAAAGCAAAAGGGGGGAACGCTTGATGCCGAACACCGAGCGCAACGAGCAAATCTGGCAGGCGTGGAACATGGGCCGGAACATCACCGAAATTGCCGACCACTTCACCCTGGCCCGCCCTACCATCTATCAAATCTTGCTGAAGCGGCTCCACGTGGAGCTTCCGAAGTGGACGGTCTGGGCCGACCAGAAAGCTGCGGTTCTCGGGCACCGGCTCCAGGCTCCGTGGAAGATGCCCCGACAATGGCACGAAGAGGCCGTGACCTCCTGCGCCCACTGCGGGTATAAGGCTCGAATCACGAACCGGCTGGCCCTGCGGGGGAACGCCGTGAAATCGAAGTGTAAGTCGGCCCCTTAAAAGTGCTTAAACCCTGAAGGACTTGATAGCCCCGCCTCCGCCCATATCTGCTTCAACGATTTCGGCGGCGGCGGGGTTAAACTTCCCCACCGGGCGAGCGCCTGCCTCGCCCATGTCCTCCGGTGGAACTCCTGGTCAGTCATCTGCGGCACCAATTTGCCTGGGCCTGGGTCGATGTCCCGGAGCCAACCGAAGAGGTGGTCCACCGGGTCCAGGATGCCCACGGGCACCTCATGGTTGATGATGTCGTGCTTGTTTGCCTTGGCTGGGGGGTGGTTCCTGACGGTGCAGGCCTCGGTGTACCCCCGGAACTCGACTCTGGGCGGGTCGTCCCAATACTCGACCAGGACGTAGATGAAGGCCTTGACCGTGCCCTCCTTGACCAGCAGCTTCGGGTCGTTGTTGCCCAGCCTGCCAGTTTTCACGTCAACGGTCCCGAGCGGGGTATAAAAGTCTATGCCTCCATCCCCGTTTTCTCGTATCACGGTGTCCACTGCATACCCGGTCTTGAGAGAGAAGAGAAGCTCGCCAGCCACACCAATCATGGCGAAGTCCTTGCTTAGAGGCTTGTAACTGGCATAGTGCTGCTTGTCTTTGTAGCGGGCCTCTCCCAGCCACTTGCAAAAATGCAGGTCTCCAGGCGTGAGGATATACATCAGAACCTATCCAGGAGGACGAGCCAGGGTATGAAGTATTTTACGGTATGATAGAGTCCGACCCATAAGACGGCCAGAATCGCCAGTAAAGTTAAGTATCCGAATAGCTTACGCATTTCATCTCCCTCGTAGTGGTAGTATTTCGATATGGCTCCCTTTGTCGTCCACCTTCGGCTCCAAGACCCAGAAGTTATAATTCCCGAGCTTTAGAAGCCGGTGGATGCGGTTGGTGTCCCCAGGCAGGGACGATTGTTTCCGGTGCTGCCGGACCCAATGAATGAACTCGGTGGTGTAGGGCGCTCTCCTGACGTTCCGGTGAAAGCGGGTAAGCAGCCCACACATGGGCTTGAAGTAGGTCTCCCGGTGGACCACGATAGCTGGCTGGAGTCCCTTCTCTGGTGCCAGGAGGTCGAAGGAGTCCAGGTTTTTATTGATGTTATAGATGAATCCTGGGTTCTTGTGGCTCTGGGCCAGAAAGGTGTATGGCCTCTGTATCCCGACGACGTGCCCTACCGGGAAGAGAGTGATGTCTTTCTCACCCAGGACCAGGGTGTTGCCGTCCTTCTCCAGGACCAGCCGGTTTCTCTTCTCATCTGAAACCCCGACGTTAAATATCCAGCCCGAGAAGAGGGCTGTGGTCAGGAGGGAGTATTTCTTTTGGGGTACAGGTCCGTAAGGAAGAAGCGGCATCAGGCCTCCGCATAGGCTCGGATGAAGTCGGCCAGAACCTTTGAGGGAGGTAGCTGCTCCTGACGACATGCGGCTAAGAACTTTTGCAATTCAGAGTGGGTGACTCCGGGCGGGGTCAGCCGGAGCAACTGGAAGACCTCCACCATCCCGAGACCAAAGGCCGTGAGGATACCCCTGAACGTCGGGAGACTTGGTATGCGGACGCTCTGTTCGATGTTCTTGAGGGCGTCGTCCGTCACCCCCACCTGCCTGCCGCACTCCAAGTAGCTGAGGTCGTACTGCCGACGCATCCTGGAGAACAGGGCGGCATCAAAGTGGCGCTTAGGGTTCTGAGTCTTTGGCATCGTCCATGTCCTGTGGGGGAAGAATGGTGAGATTCGCCCCACCGATGACCGGCAGAAGGTCTCCTGCTTTGATGCCATGACGCTTAATAAATTCTCGGGGGATTGTCAAAAGGTAGCTCCCCCCCTGTGCGAGCACCGACCTCATGCACAGAATCCCCCCTTGCTGCTTGAATTTTTTTAATGTCATAGTTCTCCCGGCTGCGGTTCACGGTTTTCACTACGATTAACATAACTACCACGGACGGTCAATCACAAAAACGAGCTTGACTCTAACCCCTTATAAGGGCAGTAAAAGAAGTATCATGCCACCCCTGGAGTTCGAGCTTACCCCCACCCAAGAGGAGTATTGCTTCTCAACGGCGGTGGTGAACGCCCTCATCAGCAACACGGGCGAAGGTAAAACCTTCGCTTCGATTGCTGCGCTCCCGATTCACGCCAAGCGTTGTGGTAAGCCCATCCGGGGGGCCATCGTCCGGGACACTCACGCCAACATGAAGCTCAGTACCATCCCCTCCATCAAAGAGGATTTCGGCTCCATCACTCGTTTCTACGATGATGGTAAGTATATGAAAATGTTCACGAATCCTCCGGTAGAGATGCACCTGCTTGGCATCGACGACGAGGCGGCGCTCTCAAAATTGCAAGGCCCTGAATTTGCTGTGATATGGCTGGAAGAACCGGCCCCCATGAAGGATAAGTTAAACGCCGGGTTAGCTGAGGACGTGTTCAATGCCGCCCTGGTGCGCTGCACAAGGCAGAAGGGCACGGTCCCCCGGCTGCAAATATCCATGAACCCGGCGGACAAAGCTCACTGGACACACCGAAGGCTCATCACCGACCCCTGCATCGACCCCGACCAACCACTCATCACCCGCCGAGTATGGTTCATCCCCTACGGGGAGAACATCTTCGCCTCCGAAGTCTCCCGCCAAGCGGTCAAAGCTGCATATCGCAATGACCCGTCCGCCTACCTGCGTTACGTGAAGGGTGAGTTTGCGCCGGTCTATTCAGGGTCTCGGGTAACACCGCAGTTCAGCCGGGAACTCCACGTCAGCGATTTCTTCCTGAAGCCTGCCGATGGCCTCGTATCGTTCCGTATGTGGGACGGCTGGCATAACCCGGCCTGTGTGATGGGGCAAATCACCCCAACCGGGAGATGCGTGGTGCTGAATAGGTTCAAACTGGAGAAGGGCGGAGACATCCGCCAGCTTATCCAAACTCAGGTCATGCCTGCCATGGTGTCCCCACGCTGGAAGGATAAGGCAAAAGCGTGGCGGGACATGGGCGACTTCACGATGAAGAACCCGGACCAGAGCAATATCGCCCAGAGTCCGGCCAAGGTCATTGAAGCCGCCTTCAAAGGCATCTTCGAGCCTGGGCCTTCCACCTGGGCTGCGATGAAGCTGGGCATGGGGCGGGCCTTCAATGGCAACGTCAACGGCCTCCCGTATGTGACCATCGACCCGAGGCTGGATAGCCTTATCTCTGGGCTGGAGGGCGGATGGCATTATAAGACCGACCTCTCCGGCAACGTCGTCGGGGTTTTGCCGGTCAAGAACGAGGTGTCGCATGAGTGCGACGCCTTGGCGAACGGCCTGAACATCCTCTTCCCTGAGGTGGACGTGAACCAGTTTTATGCCAATGCTCTTGCCTGTAACCAGCAGGCGAAGCGCCGGGCCGCCAGCTACGGCCCCCGGAGGAATTAGTGGCTCTTGAGAAAAGCGGCTACCGTGGCTGGTGGCCCATGTTACAGACAACTGGACGGAGAACCCTGGCCGATGGCCGCCGAGTTAAGGTGGGGCGGGAAGTCCTGCGGAATATGACGACCGGGGAAGTAGTGGCGAACGACAAAGGGTGGAACGCTGAACCCCCTCGCCCCTCGGGAGAAGTGGACGCAAGTGTTCGCCATCTGGCCTACGGCAACGATGAGTTCTGGGCGAATCTGGAGGCCAAGAAGCATCAGACCTTGGGTACGGTGGTCAAACAAGGGGACGGGAAAACCGTCATCCGCTATTAGGGGGACGACATGCCAGGGAAATCCAAGGACCAAGTAGTCGCAGCCCGAATCGCCGAGGGTGTCAAGGCGGGGACCGCCAAGGCCAAGCCCGGTTCGGCGTCGGCACAGATGGCGAAGTCCATGAGCCTGCCTTCTATCAAGGAATTTGCGGGCACGCCCACATCAGGCCTACCGAAGAAGGTTAAAAAAAAAGGCGTGACCTCCCCTGGTCGAGCCAGAACCGCTAAAGCGCCAGCTACCGGCCTGCCGCCCATTGCTCCTGCCGCTACGCCGCCGACCCCGCCAGTAGCTCCGGCGGCCCCGGTTGCCCCGGCAAGACCGGCAGCGCCAACCATGCCGACGATGCCCGGAGCGGCGAGACCTGCACCGAGACCGGCCCTGCCGACCATGCCATCAGCTTCCAGGTCTCCCATGATGGCAGCCCCGGCGGGTCCGGCGATGCAAAAGGCCTCACGGCCTCCCATTTTTGGGATGAAGCTCGGGAAGAAAAAATAATGGCAGTTGACCCGAAAAACCAAATCAAGAAACGCATCAACGACATCAAAAACCGTGATGCCGATATGGATGTGAAAGAGAAGGCCGAGCGTCATGCGGCTGCGAAGGCTTCCGTCAAAGAGAACGAGAAGCACTTCGTCTCCTTTCTTGAGGACATGGTTGATAATGCCGTTCAATCCGTGCAGGACATCCGCCGGGAGCAGGATGAGTGCTGGGACGTTTATAACGAGGTAGAGCCAAAGTTTTACAAGGAGAAGGACGAGTGGCAGAGCCGGGTTATCATGCCGAAGCCCTTCTCTGCCGTGCAGTTCGCCGGGTCCGTCGTCCGTAAGGCGTTCGAGGTTCAGTTCCTCAGCGTCACCAATAAGAGCAACAAGGACGGCGAGAAGCTCTGGCAGGAACTATTACCGAGCCAGCTTGGTCGTCACCGGGGCAAGTTCCCCATCAGGTTTACCGATGCCGCCATGATGGGCTTTGCTATCGGCACCTCGATGGAAATGATACCGCAGTGGATACCAGGGAAGGGCCTCAACTATTCCCTGGTGGAACCGTGGAAAATCCACCGTGACCCGGACGCCCTGAGCCGTGACCCGCAGAGCGGGATGTTCTGGGTCCACCAGGAGTGGCTCGATTACCACCTGCTCAAATTCTACGAGGGACAGAAACGCTACAAGAACGTGGGAGGCCTGAGTCCTCTGGCTGCCATGAGCAGCAAGTCCGAGTCGCCGTACCTGACCAAAGAGGAAATCGCCCGCCGGAAGAACCAGACCTGGAGCCGTTCCAAGTTCCGCAACGCCTTACTGGTGTCGGAGTTCTGGGGCACCCTCCTGGACCCGAAGGGCGAGATACTCATGCCGAACTGCACCTATACCACGTGTGCAGGCCGAGTGATTCAGGAACCGGAGGTTAGCCCCTACAAGACCCTGCGCTGGCCGGGGATGGCCTTCAGTCCCCTTCCTAACCTGCTCAGGTTTGATGGCCGGGGCCTGCTCCAGGGCGTCAAGACCCTCTGGCATTTCATGTG